CTCAATGTAAATGAAGATGATAAAGAAATTTTAACAGAAACTGATCTTGGAAATTATGGTATGTTAGAAGATGGTACTAAAGTACCTTTAGATTTACCTATGTTAAATGAAGAAGAAGGTGTTCCACATTACACTAAAGACGGTAAAGAATGGAAAGGGAAATTACATAAAATGCCTGATGGTTCATTAATGTCAGGTAACCCTCATGATAAAGACGGGAGCGGTCCTAATGGTGAAAGTGAAAAACTATACCATAAAGAAGACTTAAATGAATCAGATTCTAACTACCCAGATTTTGATTTAAATAAAAACATAAGATACCAAGATACATCTATTTCAAGCGGGATGTGGAGATACACAGGCAAAGAACAAGGTGGAAAAGGTGTTTATCGAAATTTAATGAATGACCAATTCTTAGGTTTTTCAAGTGATGACTTTGATTTCTTTAAAAAACATTTAGGTAGTCATTTTGACATTCCAGAATCAATTAACGAAGTCATAGATCAAAACCTTGTTAAAGGTATTGAAGTAATAAAACAAACATTATCTAAAGAAGGTGGAGCTGCTGGTTTAGAACCGTTAGTTAAAGAATTAGTTAAACTAGGGTTTAAAAAAGACGAAGTAGTTAATCTTCTTAAAGATATGACTAGTGTTAAACAACACAGAGATGGTGATTATATTTTACTACCCTTAGAAGAAGCTAAAAACGACAATAAAAAACTAAATAAACCAACCCGCGACTCTTCAGGAGGTAAAGCATATAAGGTTTATGTTAAAGACCCTAAAACCGGAAATATCAAGACAGTACGTTTCGGATCAGGTGGTTTAAGAGCTAAAATTAACGATAAAAAAGCACGTAATGCATTCGCCGCACGTCATAAATGCTCAGAAAAAAAAGACAAAACAAAGGCAGGATATTGGAGTTGTAGATTACCTCGATATGCTAAGTTATTAGGTTTAAAATCATCATTTTCAGGATTTTGGTAAAATGGATAGATTAAAAAAAATAGTAAAAGAAATCATCTCAGAAAAGAAAAAGAAGAGAGACAGATGTCTGCGTATTGCTGATCGCAAATTTGACAAACCCTCTGCTTATAAATCCGGTGCTGTAGTTAGATGTCGTAAAGGTAATATTTGGAAAGGTGTAAAAGAATCAGATGACCCTCAATCAGGTAAAGCTGCTCCTTATGGTTCAGGATACTCTAAACTTAAAGATATAATAGAAGAAATTATCCTTGAAGACGAATCACTCTATAAATGGTTTAAACGTCAAGGAGCAGCAGGTAAAGAAAGTGGATGGGTAGACTGTAACACTGGAAGAAAAGATAAAAAAACAGGCAAGATGAAATATAAGTCTTGTGGTAGAAAAAAAGGCGAAAAACGTGCAAAATACCCTTCATGCCGACCTACACCTGCAAAATGTAAAGATAAAGGTAAAGGTAAAACATGGGGTAAAACAAAATAACTATGAAAAACTTCGACTTAAGAAAATATTTAGCAGAAGGTAGATTATATGAGGCAGCAATGGCTTGTCCTACTGCTACTCAAAATTTAGAGTTAAACACTAAAAATCGAGATGCTTCAATTAAAGCTGATTACATTAAATATGGTCCATTAAATGTAGATGAACCTGGAGATTATTGGGAAGAATTAGCTGAATATTGGGATACAACAGAAGAAGCTGCTAAAAAAACACTTTGTGGTAATTGTGTTGCTTTTGATATTTCACCTAGAATGGATGAATGTATGCCTGGCAAAGTATCAGATGGTGATGGTAGATTAGGATATTGTTGGATGCATAACTTTAAATGCCATTCAGCTAGAACTTGTAGAACTTGGGCTAAAGGTGGTCCTATCACAGAAGATAGTATATCTTACGATTGGCAAGAAAGAAAAGAAAATTGAAACCCTACACAGACATAGAAGTTACAGATGAATATATTATTCGTGAATTTGGAGATAATATAGATCCAATTGAATTAATGTGGCATCGTGATAATGAAGATAGAGTAGTTGAAATTATAGGTGAAACAGATTGGATGTTACAACTTGATAATAGCTTACCTACCTCCATAAAAGAACGTATATTTATACCTAGACATCAATGGCATAGAGTCATTAAAGGAACAGGAACCTTAAAATTAAAAATAAATAAAAATGAATAAATGTGATTGTAAAGCATGCAATTGTGGAATATCATGTAAATGTTCTTGTTGCGATTGCTAAAAAACAACCCTTACAGACTAGATTTATAGCCTAGTCGATTAAAATAAACTTAACATGGATCTGTAGCCCAAATATTTGGATTACAGATCTTTTTTTCGTATACTAACATATAAAATAAATTAAAAATGCAAGATAAAATAGTAATTGTAGGAGCAGGTGTAGCAGGTGTTAATGCTGCTACTAAGTTAGTAGATAATGGTTATCCTGGAGAACTAATAACTATTATTGATATGGGTAAAGATCCATATAATAGAAAATATTCCGAAGTAATGGAAGGCTTTTTAGGAGCTGGTGGTTGGAGTGATGGTAAACTAACTTATCATACTTCAATTGGTGGTCAATTAAGTAAATATTGTGGTGAAGATAAAGCAATGGAATTATTTGATCAGGTGATAGATAATTTTAAACGTTTCCACCCTAAACCAGAAGAAGTACAATGTTCGGACCCTCAAGCAGAACCAGATTTTATTAAACCTTATTTTGGGTTAAGATTATTTCCTGTTTGGCATATAGGTACAGATTATCTACATGAAATAGGTAAAAATTGGTATGATTTTTTAGTTGATGGTGGTGTTAAATTTATTTGGGAGAGTAAAGTACAAAACATTTCATTTGAAAATAACCATTTAGAATATGAAGAAATGCCTAATAAAGGTGTTGGGGGTTATATTGATTATGATAAACTAGTATTTGGTGTAGGTAAATCAGGTATTGACTTTGGTAAAAAATTAGCTGAACAATATAAACTACCAACTGAACCTAAACCAGTACAAATAGGTGTTAGGTTTGAAGCACCCCAAAAACACTTCCAAAAATTAATCGATGTATCCTATGATTTTAAATTATATAGAAAATTTGAAGACAAAGGTGTATCGCTTCGCTCATTCTGTACAAATAACAATGCAGCCTATGTAGCTGCAGAACATACTTATGGAGATATAAGTTATAATGGTCATGCTAAAAAAGATGAATCCTTTAGAAATAATATGACTAATTTTGGTATCTTAATGGAAATTAAAGGCATAGATAAACCCTTTGATTGGGCAAGAGAAGCAGTTAAAAAACTACAAATAGATGGTAAGGGTACATTTTTCTCCCCATCAAAACGAGTACCATCCAAAACATCTGAGGGTGTTTATGTTGAAACTGAAGTAGTAAATAGTCTCCAACCCCTATATGATGCTATAGGTGACTATGCTCTCTTCATTGAAGATTTTATTGAAGATATGAAAAAAGTATTTCCAACATTAGGTAATGATTGGGGTGTTTATATGCCCGAAGTAAAATATCTTTCACCTGAACCATTAGTAGATTATAAAGATCTTGGGCTTACAACTTATCCTAACGTACATTTCGTAGGTGACGCTTTAAGTGCAAGAGGTATAACAGTCTCAGGAGCACAAGGAATATATGTTGTAGAAGCGATATTAAATGAAAAATTAGAATCAGAAGAATATTATAAACAAATCCAATCATGAAAATAGTTATGGCAAAAGAAAAAATTTACGAATATAAAAAAATAAAAGTTATTATTGATCGAAGACTTAATTTAGATGGAACTTGGCAAGAATATAGAATAACCCCACCTACAGCTTATGGTGAAATTTTACATAAAAATCCAAATTACACCTCACCTACATTGGATGGGATAATTGATTTTTATAATTTACAAAATGTAAGAGAATTAGGTGTAAAATATACTTATGATACTAAAGATCAAAAATATGGTGTTGAATCTTATGAAGCATACCTATAAATTTAGAACCACATAAAAAAATCCAATCATGAAAATAGGTTTTACAGGAACAATGAGTGTTGGGAAAACAACACTAGTAAATGCTTTAAAAGATAGAGCAGAATTTAAAAATTATACATTTGCTACTGAAAGAAGTAAACATTTAAGAGATTTAGGTATCCCTTTAAATACCGACTCTACAATAAAAGGTCAAGTAATATTTTTGGCTGAGAGATGTAGTGAACTCCTCCAACTTAATATGGTGACAGACCGAACTGTAATTGATGTGATGGCCTTTACCTCTCTAGCAAAATCCATCCCCATAAGATATGCTGATGATTATTGTAAATTAGCTGTAAACCTTATTAAAGAATATGATTATATATTTTATATTTCTCCTGAAGGACTTCCAATAGAAGATAATGGGGTACGAGAAATAGACTCTCAATATAGAACTAAAATAGACAATTCAATTCAAAATATTATAAAGAATAATAAAAAAAATATTAGAAATTACAGAGAACTATCAGGTACTACCGAAGAACGAGTAGATAAAATCATCTCCTCTATTTTTTATTAATATTTATAACTAAAAATACATAAAAATGAAAAAAACTCGTTTACTTGAAATCATACGTGAAGAAATCCAAAACGTTCTTTCTGAAGAAGATTTAAATGAAATGGCTTTTGCCTTAAAAAAAGGTATAGATCCTAATGAAGAAATTGAACCTCGCTATAAAAAGGAAAAATTTAAAAAGGTAGTTGATACTATTTTATCTAAAGTAGATGGTAAAAAAACTATGGCTGATGTAGCAAGAGAGTTAGGAGTAATTCAACAAAAAATTCGTCCTGTAGTATCTGATCTTATTGCTGTTGGTGTACTAGAAAAAGGTGAAGCTGAATCAAAAGCAGGCAAAAATACATCTAATAAAGAACCTAAAAAACCTTCAACAGGTAAACGAGGACGTCCCGCTGGAAAATTATCTGGAATGGATTCTGAAGATAAAGAAGCAGTTAAAGATGGAGAAAAAGACGATATAGTTAAAACAGTATCTTCCACACCAGAAGAAAAGAAAGAAAAATTTAATTTAGGAGTTAGATTCATTAAAAAATACAAAGATGATAAACCTAAAGTAGATGCTTATTTAAAGAAAGCAAAAGAAGAATATAAACTTTCAAAATCAATGCTTGACGATCTTAAACGTACCGCTGGGAGAGAAGTTAAAGTTTAACATTTTTAAATGAAAAAGGTTATAACATTAGATAAGACTAAATTAATCCTATTAGGGATTATAGGAATATTAATAATAGGGTTAGCGTTTTCTCTTTATGATAGGGGAAACGCTCTCTACACTGTAGACAAGTACCAAAAACAAATTGACAGTTTAGATTCAGAACTAGTTATTTTACAACAAGAACAAACCCAATTTGAAACAGAAATACAAAAATACAGAGATAGTCTTATAGTGTATGACCATAAGATAGATTCAATTAATTTAAATATAGAAAATATAAGAAACTATTATGGTAAAAAGATACACAACATCCGTAATTCTTCTCCTTCTGAGTTACGCAACTTTCTCACAAACAGATACAAGTAATATTTGTCTTCCATATGATATAGTTCAAAAAATTTCTATTGAATTAATCCAAAAAGATTCATTAGATAAAGAACTTCAAGTAACCCAAACACTTATTACTGTTTATAAGGGTAAAATATCCCTTCAGGACAGTACTATTTCAATCCTAGAACAAAAAGAAATAAATTACCTAAATCAAATAGATAATTTTACCCTACAGGATAGCCTCCATACTAAAGAAGTATCTAGATTAAAAAAAGAAAATAGTGATTTAAGTGAAAAAAATAAAAATCTTAAAACTACAACTAAAATTTTAGGAGGAGGTTTGTTAGGGGCAATAGTAGCTCTTATATTATTTATATGAGTCAAGATATAAAAAATATATTAAGGGAAGAATATATAAAGTGCGCAACAAACCCTGCATACTTTATGAAAAAGTATTGCTACATCCAACACCCCCAACGAGGTAGAATTCAATTCCAATTATACAAATTCCAGGAGAAAGTTTTAAAGCTATTTCGAGAAAATCCATACAGTGTAGTACTTAAATCTAGACAATTAGGCCTTTCAACCCTTTCATCAGGATATGCTTTATGGTTAATGATTTTCTTTGAAAATAAAAACATATTAGCCCTAGCAACAACCCAAGCAACTGCCCGAAACTTAGTTTCTAAAGTTCAATTCATGTATGAAAATCTACCCTCATGGTTAAAAATAGCACATGAAGAAAATAACAAACTATCTTTAAAACTAAAAAATGGATCTAAAATCCAAGCCAAATCCTCAAGCCCCGATGCTGCACGATCTGAAGCAGTATCCTTATTGATAATTGATGAGGCTGCTTTTATTGATAATATAGCTGAGACATGGGCATCAGCACAACAAACCCTAGCAACTGGGGGTGGAGCAATTGTACTATCAACTCCATATGGTACAGGTAACTGGTTTCATAAAATGTGGGATGATGCTGAAAACTCAATTGATAGTGAATTTTTACCTATTAGATTACCTTGGCAAGTACACCCTGAACGAGACCAAGCTTGGAGAGATAAACAAGATATTTTACTAGGTGATCCTAGATTAGCAGCCCAAGAGTGTGACTGTGATTTCAACACTTCAGGTGACACTGTTTTTTATAGTGAATTTATGGATTTCTATAAAGAAACTTATGTTAAAGATCCCTTGGAGAAGCGGGGAGCTGATCGTAACTTATGGATATGGGAACCTGCAGATTACTCTCGTAATTATATGATAATAGCCGATGTAGCTAGAGGTGACAGTAAAGATTTTTCTGCATTCCATATATTGGACATTGAAAATAACACTCAAGTTGGTGAGTATAAAGGGCAAATTGGCACAAAAGAATTTGGATATTTATTAGTGGGTATAGCAACTGAATATAATAACGCTTTATTAGTAGTAGAAAATGCTAATATTGGATGGTCTACAATTCAAACCATACTTGAAAGAGGATACCAAAACTTTTACCATTCACCTAAGAGTGGAGAAATGAAATCAGATTCGTATTTTAATGAATACTCTGACAAATCAAAACTAACCCCTGGATTTTCAATGACCTCTAGAACTAGACCTATTTGTATAAATAAATTTCAAGAAGCTATTGCTGATAAAGGTACAATAATCCAATCAAAAAGATTATTATCTGAAATGAAAACCTTTGTATGGAGAAATAGTAGAGCAGAAGCACAATCGGGGTTTAATGATGATTTAGTAATGTCGTTTTCAATAGGCCAATATATTAGATCAACGGCTTTACAATTTAGCAAACATGGAGAGGATATGTACAAGAGTATGTTAAACAACACAACTTCCACAAACACCCCTTATCAGGGAGGGTATTCATCTAATGCCCAAGATAACCCATGGAAAATGGATAATCCATATTCTAATGGGGAAGAGGATATTAGATGGTTACTTTAATATTTATAATTATATAATTTAATCAAATGGCAGATAAAGGCTTATTTTCACGACTACAACGATTATTTTCTACTGATGTTATCATTAGAAATAATGGTGGAGACCAACTAAAAGTACTAGATATAAACACAATTCAACAGTCTGGGGAATTCCAAACAAATTCCTTAGTTGATCGATATAATCGTTTATACACTAATTCAAGTACTTCATTATACGGACATCAAAACTCCTTTAACTACCAAACCTTACGCCCCCAACTCTACTCAGAGTATGATGCTATGGATACGGATGCTATCATTGCATCTGCCCTTGATATTATTTCAGATGAAAGTACTCTTAAAAATGATATGGGAGAGGTGCTGGCCATTAAATCCCCAGATGAAGATATCCAAAAAATCCTATATAATTTATTTTACGATGTTCTAAACATAGAATTTAACCTATGGCCTTGGATTCGTAATATGTGTAAGTATGGTGATTTTTTCTTAAAATTAGAAATTGCGGAAAAATTTGGTGTTTACAATGTTATTCCTTATACAGCATATCACATTGAAAGACAAGAAGGGTATGATAAAGATAACCCCGCCTCAATAAGATTTAGATTTGATCCTGAAGGTGTATCACCTTCAAGTGGTTACTATAATGTACCTGGTAACGATACTCAAGCAGGTTCAATACTGTTTGATAACTATGAAATGGCTCATTTCCGCTTGTTAACAGATACAAACTTTTTACCATATGGAAGAAGTTACATCGAACCTGCTCGTAAATTATTTAAACAATATTCGTTAATGGAAGATGCTATGTTAATTCATAGAATTGTTCGTGCTCCTGAAAAACGTGTATTTAAAATCAATGTTGGTAATATTGCTCCTGCCGAAGTAGAAAACTTCATGCAGAAAACAATTTCAAACATGAAACGCACACCTTACATTGACCAACAAACGGGCGATTATAATCTCAAGTATAACATGCAGAATCTACTTGAGGATTTCTATGTTCCCGTAAGAGGAAATGATCAAGCAACCCAAATCGAAACCTTAGGTGGATTACAATATGATGGTATTACGGATGTTGAATATTTAAGAGATAAATTATTTGCAGCTCTTAAAGTACCAAAAGCCTTCTTGGGATATGAAAAAGATCTAACAGGTAAAGCAACTTTAGCAGCTGAAGATATTAGATTTGCTCGTACAATTGAACGTATCCAAAGAATATTTGTTTCTGAATTAAATAAAATTGCTTTAGTTCATTTATATTCCCAAGGTTATAGAGATGAAAGTTTGTCAAATTTTAAGCTTACATTAACCACTCCTTCAATCATTTATGATCAAGAAAGAGTTGCATTAATGAAAGAAAAAATGGACTTAGCTTCTCAAATGATGGATCAAAAATTATTTCCTACTGATTTCATTTACGATCACCTTTTCCATATGAGTGAAGATCAATATGATGAGTTTAGAGATTTGATTAGAGAAGATTCCAAACGTAAATTTAGAATAACTCAAATCGAAAATGAAGGAAACGATCCTTTAGAAACAGGTAAATCTTATGGTACACCTCATGATTTAGCTTCACTATATGGTAAAGAAAGAATGTATTCTGAACCTAAAAATGTTCCCGATGGATACGATACAGATGAGAAAAAATCATTAGGACGTCCTAAAGAAAAAGTATCTGGAAGAAATACTCAAGATAACGCCTTTGGTAAAGATAGAATAGGAAATTTAGGAATGAAAAAAGATAATGATTCTTCTGATTCTATAAAACCACAATATAACGGCGGATCCCCACTTTCATTGAAAGAAAAGGCAATCATCGATAAAATCCCTACTAGTAAACGTATGGTATTTGAAAAAGATGAAAAAAAAGGATCATTGTTAGATGAAGATAAAATACGAGATTAATATCTTTTTATATATTTATAAGTAAACCCTATTATAGGATGAAAATTAAACATTCAAAGTATAAGAATACTGGAATCCTTTTTGAGCTCCTAGTAAGACAAATCACTTCAGACACACTCGAAGGTAAAGACTCCCCAATCAAAAATCTTCTACAAAAGTATTTTGTTAAAACTGAATTAGGCAAAGAATACAGATTGTATGAAAATCTTCTTAATAAAACTAGTTTAACTGAAACTAGAGCTGACATTACAATTAACACTTTAATTGAATCTTCTAAAACCCTCAATCGTAGGTTAATTAAGAAACAAAAATATAATTTGATTAGTGAGTTAAAAGAACACTATAATGTAAATGAGTTTTTTAATCATAAACTCCCTCACTATAAGGTACATGCTGCCTTCTATACTCTTTTGGAAATATATAATGTTGAAAAAGGTGTAAACCCTGAATATATTATTTCCAATAAAGTAACTATCCTAGAACACCTTACAGCCGCCCCAATCACTGAAAAGTCTGTTAGGAATGGTGTTTTGGAAGAACTTAGTAAAGAAGATAAAGATGTTAAAATGTTAACATATAGAATACTTCTTGAAAAATTTAATGGGAAGTATGAAAATTTAACTACATCCCAAAAAGAAATTCTAAAGGAAGTTATTTATTCTATAGATAACAAACCACGTCTAAAAGAATTTTATTTAACTAAATTAAATGAGGTTAAAAATACTCTCATTAACAGTAATAAAAATGTTAAAGATAAAGTCACACAAATTAAAATAAATGAAATAATATCTTTAATAGACGCTAAACAAATTTCAAATAGAGTAAGTGATAGTAGTTTAGTTAATCTCCTTCAATATTGTGATTTAATAAATGAATTAGAAACAGTACATGAAACAGTTTAAAGAAGAAATAATATCTGTCTTTAAATCACTTAAAGAAGCTGAGGACTTTATCACCACAAAATCAGGTATAGACCCCGAAACTCAAACTATTACGTGGGATGTTGAGTATAAACCTAATCTTAAGAGACTATACACTGATATAGACAATGTAGTTGAAAAATTAAATAAATTTGGTAAATCAACTAACATACCAGAATTAAAACCACTGTTAAAATTAGGTAAATCATTAAGAAATAGATTTTCTCGCTTACTTAAAAAATATTCTGACCTAAAAGAACAATCTGCAACTTCTCAAGGTGGTGCTTCTTTCACTCCCGGAACGGGCGCTCAATATGCTACACCAAAAGCATTTAAAAAAAATACTAATTCTAAGGGAACTAAGAATATTTATTACTATAAATTAGGATGGAAACCTGTCCCTAAAAAAATAAAAGGATCAGGAATAGAAGTTAAGAAATTATACGAGGGAGAAGCAGAAGATTTTCAACAAGAAAGAATTAATATATTCGATAAAATTGAAACTGAACTTAATAGCATATCCCCTTTAATTTCAAACTCAAAAAACTCAACAATAGAATACTACAACACCAACCCAGGATCATATGCTATTATTAGATCAACAGATTTAATTTTAGATTATATAAAAAACATTAAACAACTACTTAAAGGAGAAAAAGAATGAAAACCTTACAAGACCAATATAAATTAATCAAAGAAGGTAAAGGACACAAAGATGTGTTTTTGAAGGAAGCAAAACAAATGTTTCCTAACTATGTTCGCAATGCTGCAACATTTACCGAAACCTCACAAATTCTTAAAAACAAAGGAATCATCAGTGAAAATATAGTAGGTATAGAACCTATTAACACTATTTCTCGTAAAAAAGAAACATACGAAACAGCCTTTGAAAATTTCTTAGAGGAAGCTCGTAAGAAAAACGATAACGATCCTAACGCCGAAATTAAAAAAGTTTCTCAACAAGTAGAAGATAAACTCCAACATAACTTTGATCGTACTGATAAGAAAAATCCTGATAATCAAATCTTCGGTGAGATTATGAAAGGATACTATTGTGAGATGAAAGATCCTAAAAATGCTAAGAAGACAGAACAACAACTACGTGATATTGTTCTTAAAAATTTAGCTAAAGATCCTATTTACTATACTAAAAATGGTATGTTTGGTGAAAAAGGTGTAGGTGTTGAAATGGATGTACCTGGTCTTGGAGAACCAAAAGAACTAAAAGGTAAATACAAATCAAGTGGATATGGTGATTTAAAAGAAGGAAAGATTAAAAGAAATTATCCAAACTTCCTAGACAGTGAATACCAAGGAGAAACTATTCCTATGACCGGAGATGAGCTATATACTTTCCTAGTAGATACAATGGCAATTTCTAGAAATGTTGATGATTTTATTCAAAAAGTAACATATGGTCTAACTGATGAGACCTCCACTCTATCTTCTGAAAATGAAGAAAAACTAAGAAATTGGTGGGATAAAAATTATAATACTTTAGAAAAAGGAATATTTGATCAAAGAGGTCAATTAACAGATGAAGATAAAAAACTTCTTGCTAAACTCCAAAACAATGAGACTTTAACCCAAATGGATATGGTGAGTTTAGATGGTCTTTATGATTTGGGCATTGTTGATGCTTATGGTAACTTAACCCCAGAATATATAAAAGAAGGAATATTTGATCAATATGATGCTTTACCTAATAGAGGTAATTTAGATTTTAATGATGTATTATACCTTAGAGGTGAAGTAGCAGATCTAAAAAAGGAAATAGCTCAAATCTATATAGATATGGAGCAAGAAGCAGAGCCAGAAGGAGGACCAATGGCTGATATGTATGGTGATTTGCTTGATAAAGCCGAATCCAAGTTACATAGAATGCAAAAACAATTGAGAGATTACGATATGAATGAATCAATTGATGAATCAAAAGTTCGTAAATTGATCAATACCATGATTAAACAAGAACTAATCTCAGAAAATAAAAAATATCAAAAAACTATTAAAGAGATTGAAAAAACTTCTAAATTAGCTGAACTTACAACTAAGATGGAAGCTTTAGATAAGGCAATTGAAGGCAAAAATTCAAGATTAAATTCAATTGAGGAAAGTGAAGATTTAAAAGAATTGGTTGATAAAAAATCAATGAATGAACTTAAAAAAGAAGTTAAACTCCTTGAAAAATATAAAAGTAAAGTTTTGAAAATGTATGAAAAACTTACAGGTTCCAAAACCAAAAAAATCATTGATGAAGATGAACCACTTAATGAAGAATTACCTGCTGATTCAAAAGAAACACTTGATAATATGAATGCTGCTAAAGATGCAGCTGGGGAATTTGCTGATGAATTAGAAAGAGCAGATAAGACCCTTGAAGAAGATGAAAATATGCCTAGTGAAGATGAAGCATTTAAAATGAAAGCTGAATTAGAATCCTACTTTGATAGAGTTGGAAGTGCAGAAGAAGCAGTTGAACTTTATATACAAAACTATCCTGAGGATAAAAAACATAAAACTTTATTATTACGCATAGCAAAAGCAGTTTTTGATGAAGAAGTAGATTATGATAATATTCCCCTATAATGAATAAACAAATATTAATAGAAACCCAAAACTTTACAACATCAACTGTATCTTTAACTGAAGGTAAAATGTCCGAACGGGGTAACCCTACTGTTGAAGGTCTTTTAGCTACTGCTGAAGTTAAAAATGGTAATGGGAGATACTACTCAGAACAACTTTGGAGGAGAGAGATAGACAAATACATGGAGTCTGTTAAAGAAAACAGAGCTTTAGGAGAATTAGACCACCCAGAATCTTCAATTATTAACCTAAAAAATGTTTCTCATAATATTACAGATATTTGGTGGAATGGAAATAAAATAATGGGTAAAATAGAAATTTTACCTACCCCTTCAGGAAACATCCTTAAATCGCTACTTGATAGTGGTATTATGGTTGGTGTATCATCTCGAGGAATGGGTTCATTGAAAGAAACCGATGGTGTATTAGAAGTACAAGATGACTTTGATTTGCTATGTTGGGATTTTGTTTCAACCCCTTCAAATCCAGGATCATGGATGTCACCCCTTAAAGAAGGAATAGATTATTCAAACCTTCCCCATCCATACAAAAATGTGCAAAATATTATAACAGATATTTTATGCTCACAAGATAGATGTCCTATATTCTAAATAAATTATACTTTTAGTAATAAAATTAGGTTGAACACTGTTCAACCTTCTTTGTTCTTAAATAATTTTGGTGTATTTATCACACGAATATGCTATCCCTTATATAGCATGAAAATCAATTAATTTATATTACGTTTCTAAATAAACGTATTTCCCAAACAAAATAAAATTTTAGGAAAAATGGCAACAAACAGAGATTTGCTTAAAGAAGCAATCGCGGATGCTAAAGCTGTAAAAGAAATGGCAATCACAAACGCAAAGTTAGCTCTAGAAGAAGCTTTCACACCTCATCTGAAATCTATGCTATCTACTAAACTTCAAGAAATGGAAGAAGTAGAAGAAGAAATGGAAGAAAAATCAATGTATACTGAAGAGGATACAGAAATAGTAAAAGAGGAAGAAGAAGTAGAAATAGATGCTGAAGAAACAGAATCAGTAATGGATGAAGAATCAATGGATTTGGAAGACATGTCTGAAGAAGATCTAAAATCATTCATCGAAGATGTAATTTCTGATATGGTTGAATCTGGCGAATTAGAAGCTGGTGAAAACATGGAAGAAGAAGACATGGAAGATGAAGACATGGAAGACATGGAAGATGGAGAAATGGAAACAGAAGAAGAAGAAGAAGATGAAGAAGAAGAAGACGTTAATATCGATGAACTTCTAGCTGAAATTGATTCAATGTATGAAGATGATCCTATGGAAGAAATGTATTCTAAAGAAGAACCGATGGAAGAAGGCTTAATGGATAAAATTACTAAGGTATTCAACAAGTTTATCGCTTCTTCAGGAGGAGTTGAAACTTTGAAAAAAGAAATTCCATTCAAAGTTCTCGCAGGTAAAAGACTAGCTAAATCTGGAAAGATCGACTTTACAGAACCCACAGACGCTGATATTAAAGATATTATTTCAAAGATTGAAGGTGATGGTGGTTCTGGAAGAATTGAGATTAAAGGAGGAAAATTAGTTTATACTTCTGGATCTAAAGTTAAAGGACCAGAAATGGCATCTACTTTTGAAAACCAAGGAAAAGAACTTGATGAAGCTTATTCAACTATTAAAACTCTTCGTTCTGAATTAAATGAAATTAATTTGTTAAACGCTAAATTGCTTTATACAAATAAAATTTTCAAAGGTAAAAACTTGACTGAAAGTCAAAAGGTAGAAGTACTAGAAAATTTCGATAAAACTACTACAGTTAAAGAAGTTAAACTTGTTTATGAAACTCTACTTGGAGCAATTAAAACAAGTAAAAACCGAATTTCTGAAAACTTAGGAAGTGCATCAAAATCTATGGGTACAACTAAAAAACCAATTATTGAGGCTAACGATGCATTCTCACGTATGAGAGAAATAGCATTTTATAGCACTAAACATTAACTTTTAAAAAACAAAACAAAAAATGTCAAATTTAAATTCACTTTTAAAAAGCTCTGCAGACGGATGGAAAAACATGCAGAACGAAGGTGCTCGAATTTCGAGTAAGTGGGGAAAAACAGGTTTGTTAGAAGGTCTAGATAACGAGATCGACAAAAACAGCATGGCCCTAATCCTTGAAAATCAAGCAAAACAATTAGTAACAGAAGCATCTGCTACTGACCAAGGTGGTGGAAGTTTCACTGCTGGAAATGGTGGACAATGGGCCGGAGTTGCTCTTCCACTAGTACGTAAAGTATTTGGATCTCTTTCAACAAAAGAATTCATGTCTGTACAACCAATGAACTTACCTTCAGGTCTAGTATTTTTCTTGGATTTCCAATATGGAGATACAAAACAATTAAACTTCGGTGGTAGTGATACAGTTTATGGAGCTAACGCTTCAATGTACGGTGACACTAACCCTGCTGCAGGTGCTGATGCTAACGGCGGTCTTTATGGCGCTGGTAGATTCGGTTACTCAATCAACCAATTCTCAGCTTCAGTTGCTAATGCTGCTCTTACAGTAAGTACAGGATCTTGGGCTGATTTAGACTACACAGCTGAACTTTCAGCTTCTGCTGCTGCAGGAGGATTTACTAAAGTTGCTGTTACTCTTGCATCAATGACTCGTCCAGATGAAAAAGGTGTTAGAGCATTTGCTTTAACTTCAGGTTCAGCTACAATGGCCGCTGCAACTGCAACTGCTGCTTTACCTCAATATACTTCTACTGACGGAACAAGCGTATTCTTCTTATTTACAGGTGCTGTTGATTCAGCAGGTGTTCCAAAAGATGGAGTAGATACTAACGTTGTATATTACAACCAACAACCAGTTGATAACAACAGAGGTGATTTCGAAGATGCTGAAGGTGCAGGTCGCCCGAATGCTAATTCTACCGCTGCTGATGCTCTTGCTATCCCAGAAATCAATGTTAAATTGAAATCTGAAGCAATTGTTGCAAAAACTCGTAAATTAAAAGCACAATGGACTCCGGAATTCGCACAGGATCTTAATGCTTACCAATCACTTGACGCTGAAGCTGAATTAACTTCTATCATGAGTGAGTATATCTCATTAGAGATTGATCTCGAAAACCTTGATATGTTGATCCAAGATGCTTCTGCTGCAGATGAGTACTGGTCAGCACAAAATAACCGTGCATTGAATTCTGGAAAAACTGGATTTGATGATTTAGGATTCTTTAACACACAAGGACAGTGGTTCCAAACTTTAGGAACTAAAATGCAAAAAGTTTCCAACAAAATCCACCAGAAAACTCTACGTGGAGGTGCAAACTTTGTTGTAGTTTCTCCAACAGTAGCTACTATCTTAGAATCAATCCCAGGATTTGCTTCAAACTCAGATGGCGATACTTCAAAAGGATCTTACGCATTTGGTATCCAAAAAGCAGGACAATTAAATAGCCGTTACACAGTTTACAAAAACCCTTATATGACTGAAAATGTTATTTTAATGGGTTATAGAGGATCTCAATTCCTTGAAACTGGTGCTGTATTTAGTCCATATATTCCATTGATCATGACACCATTAGTGTACGATCCAGACACATTTACACCACGTAAAGGTCTCTTAACTCGTTATGCTAAGAAAATGATCCGTCCAGAATTTTATGGTCGTATTTTCATCAGTGATTTGGCTTCTATATAATAGAAAACAATTCATAACTTTTAAAAGAGCCTAGCGAAAGCTAGGCTTTTTTTTTATATTTATAACCAAAACCGTTATATGACAGAATACAATCGATCTGAAGAAGCTCAACAAAATTTTAAAAGAAAATCTAAACCTAAAAATCCAATAACTTTTAAACTTACTTTAAACGAAGAACAAAAAGAAGCTAAAACTAAAATTTTACACAATACTGTAACTGTTTTAAAGGGTAAAGCAGGGTCTGGTAAATCTTTGCTAGCAGCCCAAGTTGCTTTAGATTTACTTTTTACAAGAGAAGTTGAAAAAATAATAATCACTAGACCCACAGTTGTAGCAGGCCAAGACATTGGTTTCCTCCCAGGAGGTATAGATGATAAATTAGCTCCCTTTACTGCCCCTGTATATGAAAACATGCATAGGTTGTATGAAAAGACTAAAATTGAAAAATATATAGCAGATGGTAAAATTGAAATAGTTCCTGTATCTTTTATGAGAGGTAGAAATTTTACAGATTGTTTAGTTATTGTAGATGAATCCCAAAACTTAACAGATGTACAAACAGAACTAATTCTTACTAGAATATGTAAAGGTTCTAAAGTTATATTTTGTGGTGACAGTGCACAAATTGATTTAAGAAGTAAAAAAGATTCGGGTTTTGACTTTATATGTAAACACATGGTAGATATCCCTAGTTTTCGTATTGTAACTTTAGAAACAAATCACCGACATGAGATTGTGGACCCTATATTAGAAGTTTATAAGTTATTTAGAAGCTGACAATATTTATAATAAAACATAATATGGCTTCTACCTTAACAGCAACTTCTTTTAAAATAAAAATTACCGAAGAACAAGTTGTCCGCAATAGTGTAATAAAAAATGAAGTAACCCACACTATTTCAGATGTTACAAATGTTGATCATCGTATTGTAACTTGTCCTAATGCTACTTCTATTGATTTATTTAATCTAAATGGACCTAATCCTGGGGCGGGAACATTCCCATCCTCAAGCTTACAATATGCTCGAATCACCAATCTAGATGATACTTACAGTGCAGCTGTAATAATTAGTGGATCACAAGGTAATTTTACACAAGAGTTAACCCCAACAGACTCAATGTTTATTGTAAGTTCAAACATAACCTCAAGCAATTTCAATGGTAGTTTTGGAGAAGATATAGAAGCTGTAAAGATTTATGCTATAAGTAGTAGCATAGACATAGAATATACCCTTGTAAACTCATAATATATGAACATACCTATATTTCCAGGATCTAGCTCATTTGCTGCAGGAGAAACTCCATTTGGATTCTATGATGACGATCTTCAATTTCAACAAGATGCTGACAAATTTGCTATATTTGCTGCACGAAGACTAGGATATCCTATTGTTGATGTAGAACTACAGGACTTAAACTTTTATACAGCTTTTGAAGAAGCTGTTACAACATACGGCAATGAGCTATTTGCATACCAAGCAGCACAAAACTTTTTATCTTTTCAAGGAGCTCCAACTACCATAGAATCAGCTAACAACTCTTTACCTCACCCCAACCTAGCAACAATCGTTAGACTATCAGATCAATACGGTGTAGAAGCAGGTGTTGGCGGAAATGTAACATGGCACTCAGGATCTATTCCTTTAACAGAAGGAGTCCAAAACTATAATTTAGATACATTTGCAACTCAAGAAGGAATATCCCCGGGGGATTTAGAAATTAAAAGAATTTATTACCAAGCCCCTCCAGCTATTACAAGATATTTCGATCCATATGCTGGTACTGGTACTGGTACTATGGGTATGTTAGATGGTTTTGGGTTTGGTGGAGACTCACCTGCTATAAATTTTATGATGATGCCTATCAACTATGACATAGCTAAACTACAAGCAATTGAATTTAACGATCAAATTCGTAAATCACAGTATACCTTTGAATTAGTTAATAATAATCTTAAAGTATTCCCAATCCCAAATAATAGTGTAACTAAAATGTGGGTACAATACATAAAAAAATCAGATAGAAATAACCCATATGCTGATACAGGTGGTATTGATGTTATAACTAATATATCTCAAGTACCATATACCAACCCCGTTTATTCACGAATAAACTCTATTGGTAGACAGTGGATATTTGAATATGCCTTATCACTTGTTAAAGAAATTTTAGGATATGTTAGAGGTAAATATAACAATGCAATCCCTATCCCAGGAGATTCAACCCAATTAAATGCCCCTGATCTTCTGTCCTCATCCGATAAAGATAAAACTGCTTTAATAGAAAGATTAAGAGCATATTTTGAGGAAACTTCACGTAAAAAATTACTTGAAAACAGAGCAGCAGAGTCTGAACATCTCCAAAAAGAATTAAATTATGTACCTTATACAATTTATATAGGATAATATGGCGTTATACGGTGGAGCAAGAGACATAGCACTTTTTAGAAATCTTAACAGAGAGCTGTTAGGAAACATTATCACTCAACAATGTGTTTACTATAAACTCAAATTGAATGAAACTAAAGTAAATATGTATGGAGAAGCAGCAGGTTCTAGATATTACTATGAGCCTGTTATATTAAATGCTTTAATTGAGAGAAGTGACCAAGAATACCCAACAGATGATTTAGTTGGAGTGGATTTCCAATGGGGCATTACTTACAAATTCTTTAGAGATGATTTAGTAGATGCTCAAGTTGTTCCTGAGGTTGGTGATATTGTAATGTATTATGAGGGTTACTACGAAGTACATGCTACAAATGCTAACCAATATTTTACAGGTAAAAATCCATTATATCCTTATAATCAAAATCCACTTAACCCAGGATTAGAAAATTTTGGCTCAAGTATTTCAATTATATGTGAAACCCATTATGTGCCTGCGGATAAAGTACAAATAACTAAAGAAAGGATATAATGCCTAGTAATAGAAAACCTATACCAAAATCCCAAAAAGAACTCTCAAACAATCAGGTTAACCCTTATGTTAATCCTGAGACAGGAGAAACTCGTGGCAATCCTAACGAAACACAAGATTTTAGGCAATTCACACCTAACACACAGCGTGGGGTAGATTTTAACAGATCTGAAAAAATGTCCTTTAAAGGGGATAAAGTAAAACCCTTTACAGTAAATATACAGGATGTAGATGAGGCTATTTTGTATTATTTTGAAAATGTAATTAAACCTAGTGTTATACAAAATGGAGAAAGAACTTCAGTTCCTTTAGTATACGGTTCACCTGAAAGATTTAAAACTATCCAAAAAGATGGGTTTTACCGAGATAAAAAAGGTAAAGTTATGTCTCCTATTATTATGTTTAAACGTGATAGTTTAGAAAAAAATCGTTCTCTATCAAATAAACTTGATGCCAACTCCCCTCACCTTTACACATCTTGGCAAAAACCTTATAACTCAAAAAACTTTTATTCTAATTTTGATTTACTAAATAATAGAATACCTACAAAACAATTTATAGCTAACGTAGTTCCTGACTATGTTACTTTAACATATAGCTTTATTGTCCAAACATATTATGTAGAGCAATTAAATAAAATCATAGAGGCGATAAACTACGCTTCCGATTCATATTGGGGGGACCCGGAACGCTTTCAATTTAAAGCAATGATCGACACCTTTACTACAATAACGGAACTTAACCAAGGACAAAATAGAGTCGTAAGAAGTAATTTCTCTTTAAAAGTATACGGATACATAATTCCAGATGTTATCCAAAAAGATTTAACAGCTGTTAAAAAATATAACTCAAAATCCAAAGTAACATTTGGAATAGAAACAACCTCAGGCTTAGAATTTGTTTCAACATCTAAACCAAAATCAATAACACAATTCCCTTCATCAATATCTTCAGGAGGTGGGGGAACTACTATTGATAATAGTGTTATAACATATTTGAACACAAATATACAAAGAGAAGGAACATATGTTAACTCAACAAGATCAACATTCTCAAGTGGATGGCTTTCAACCCCTGAAGGACTCCCAGCAACTTCAGTAAATAACTTTAGTATATTTGTTAATGGTTCCTTAGTTGAAGGATCAGCTATATCCTCATTTACAGAAAGTGGAGGAGTTACAACTTTAATAATAAACCCCGCAGAACTAGGGTATAGTCTTAGTCCAACAGATGAAGTAATAGCAATAGGAAAATTTAGTAGTTAAAAAATGGCATTAATCAAACCAGAACAACTTAGATCAGGCTCTTACACTATAAGTGGCTCTTTCTCAGGATCCTTTCAGGGAGATGGTAGTGGAATAACCGGAGTTGGAGCTGGTTTCCCCTTTATAGGAGATGCTCAAATCACAGGTTCATTAGATATTAATGGAACTGGGGGAGATATATTCTTAGTAAAATCCTCTTCATTTGAAGTATTAAGTGTAGAAGAATCAGGTATTGTTACTATAACTAATGATGCCCCTACAATGTTTTTAATACGTGATACTTCTTTTGCTCCTATAGTAGCAGTAAGCCAAAGTGGTGTAGTAATATTCTCAACACAATCTACAGAACTAACCGACCCCGCACCTAATGGTGCTATATACTTTACCTCAGCATCTTTTTATGTTGGGTTAGATTAAAAAAATTAACATATTTATAATAAACACAAAAAAAATAATCAATTATGGCAACTTGGAAAAAAGTAGCAGTCTCAGGAAGTAATATTTCCCAATTCAACAACGATTCAGGATATTTAACTTCTGTAGCAGCATCTCCTAATAGTTATGCAACTGCATCTATCAATGGTGTAGAGCTTTTAGCAAGTTCACCAACCTCAAGCTTTAACCTAGTAACAGGATCTGCAGGAACCGGATTAACAATATCTGGGAGTGTAGGTAACGATACTATAACAGTAAATTTAGCAAGCATACCAAATGGGACACTAGCAAATTCTACCATTAGTGGAATTGCCTTAGGAAGTAACTTAAATGACTTAACAGTAGATAACGCTACAATCCAATTAAATACAGGCACTACATACAATGGGTCAGCCGCTAGAACAATTAGTGTAAAAGATGGAGGAATTGATACAGATGCAATTGCTGATTCCTTAGGTGTTATAAACACAAATAGTTTTACAGGTTCATTTAGTGGTTCATTAACTGGTACATTTGTTGGAACAACAGACCTCCCAGACTTAACAGATGGAAATGGTATTACAGATTTCACATATGATGGATCATCAACAGCAACAGTTGCATTAGACTTAGATGGATCTACACTTTCAGTAGGAGCATCAGGAGTTAAAATTGCTGATAATGGTGTAACCGGAACCCAAATAAACACTTCAGTAGCAGGTACTGGTCTCTCGGGTGGGGGTGGATCAGCATTATCTGTTGATTATGGCTCAAGTGCAGGAGATGCAGTAGAAGGTAATACAACAATTACATTAACCCAAACAGCAAATGAAATTGATATTACAGGCACAGCTGCTCAAGCATTAGGTGGAGGCCCTTCATATACTATTGGTTTAGCAGATACTATTTCAGGCAATAGAACATTCTCAGGAGATACTATTACAATTAATAACGACCTTATTGTTCAAGGTACAGCCTCATTCCAACAAACCACCAACTTAGAAGTTGCAGATAGGTTTGTATTATTTGCTTCTGGATCTTCAAGTACTGGGGATGGAGGTATTGTAGTACAACAAGCAACTCAAAATGTTGGGGAATTGTTTGGATACGATTCTGGAACAACACGTTGGGGTGTAACTAGTAGTTTTTCAGCCTCTACAGCGGCTTATGCCCCAGATGCATTTATGGCAGCTGTTACAACATTATCAAGTACAAATCCTAATACATCAGGGCCTGCATCAAGATACAACGCTGTTGGTAATGTTTATGTTTCATCGGGGGATGCTAGTATTTGGATATATTCTTAAATTAAATAAAATATTAAATAAAGTTATGGGTTTTACAGCATCAAGTTTAAACATTAAAGACCAACCACAAGAAAATCAGCAAACACCTCTACCCCCTGAACATCTCACCCCTCAGGAGATAGAGATTTTGCTTTCTTTAATAAAAAGATCAACTTTCGTTGGGGAAGACATAGAGAATTTATATAGTTTAGTTGTTAAACTGCAAAAACAATATTTAAACACTACTAAATAGTTATGGTTTTATTTTCAATTGAAAACTTATCCGTAGAAGAAATAGCAACTCTACGACAATCCCTTAATGTAATAGATATAAAAGGATCATCTGCTCAGTTTATTGCTCATCTTCAAATAAAATTAGATCAAGAATTAAACCAAGCAAAACAAGTACTAGAACAAGAAAAATTAAATAAATTAGAGGGAATTAAGGAAATTGAAAAACCCACCTCTAAATCTACTAGAACTAAAAAGAAATTATAACATATTTATAATAAATTATTGGCCTTAAAAGGAAGTGGGCAACACACATTTGTTGTAACCAACCATAATTAAAATTATATGCCGAATTGGAAAAAAGTCATCACCAGCGGATCTAACGCTGAATTAAATAGTCTTAACGTATCCACATCATTCACCTCATCGGGTTTAATATACCCAACAGCAGATGGTGATAATGGAGACTTTTTATTTACAGACGGAGCAGGCAATCTAACATTTCAGCGATCCACAGTATATGCCAATGTAAAAAATGTATCAGGTGTAACATTACCAAAAGGAACACCAATACATGCAACTGGAACCGCAGGTAATGCTTCTGAGGTTGTAGCGGCATCCTCATCCGTTGCTTCTACAATGCCTGCAACCTACGTACTTAACGAAACTCTAGCAGACGATGCTGAAGGATTAGCTATTATCACCGGATATATAAATGGCATAAACACATCAGCATTTAGTGAAGGAGATGTAGTGTATGTAGGGGAAAGTGGTGGTTATACGAATAATAAACCAAGTGGATCTATAAATTTAATCCAAAACCTAGGAATTGTTAATAAGGTAGATGCTTCCAATGGCTCAGGATACATTTATGGTTCAGGTAGATCAAATGACGTTCCTAACCTCCCAACTGGTAAGATATGGGTAGGTAATGACTATACAGTTACTTCTTCAATTGTTACTTTAGATGAACCTAATTCACAAGCTGAAATAACCGGATCATTAGTAGTAACATCCGCAGTAACAGCATCATCATATACCGGATCTTTTGTTGGAGACGGATCCGGAATTTTAAATGTAGTCTCTTCATCATATGCAGTAACTTCATCTCATGCACTAAATGCTGGTGGTACCGATACAGTAGTAGTTCAATATGGACATACAAGTGGAAATGCTCTTGGGGATAGTGCTGATTACTTTATTGGAATGGGTACAACAATGGGTAATACTGGAAATTCATCAATTCAAATAGGAATACAAGCAGGTACATTAGTTAGGGCCGATATTGCTACTTATAATGCATCTACATTTGGGTCAAGTGAGGCAAGCACAGTTAGTGTCTTTAGTAATAATTTTGCTCAAGAAGATACAATTAGTACAAGTGTTCTTTTTAATGCAAGACATAGCCTTGTTTCTGTTACAGGATTATCTATTAGTTTAGCTGCAGGTCTATCAGCCATAAAATTGCTTACTCCTGCCTTTACAACTAACCCAGCAAGTGCTAAAATAAACATAACTCTTTATATAGAAATATGAGCGTAACAATATACACATATAAACAACAAGGAAATGGTACAAATAGTTGGCACGTTGACATTCATGATTGCGAAACAGAAGATCAAGCAAATAACGGAAATAAAATCTCTCGAAAACTCGTTTTCAATAACCCAACAAAAAAATCCTATTTTGTCCCTACAGAAACTTTTGAGGGAAATATACTTGCTAGCGGAAATTATATAGGCACTCGAGAGTTTGTAACATCAAGTGCTACAAATGATGATGTATCTCAAGGAGATATTATTTATTTTGGAAGTGGCACTCCAACACAAGGAAAAGTTGTTTACTTAAAAAATAATGGCCAATGGCAAACAGCAGACTCTTCAGGAGAAACAGCTAGTAAAGGAATGTTAGGGATTGCTTTAGGTTCTTCCCCAACATCCGATGGAATATTAATAAGAGGAATGTATACCCTAGACCATGATATAGGAGACACACCTGGCTTACCTTTATATTTAAATTCCGGAGGAAATGCTGGAAGAGCTACCTCCACAGCACCCTCTACATCAGGGCATGTAGTAAGAGTATTAGGATATACTCTAGGTAGCAATGATGAAATTTGGTTTGACCCTAATAAAACGTGGATTAAATTATCATAAAAGAAATAAAATGGCAGAATATACTACACAAGAGTTACAAGAAATGTTGGACCAACAAATGATAGATGATTTGGAAGCATCTGTTGTAATGACAGAACTTGAAACTTTTATTGAAGATGTTAATACTTCAGAAGATTTAGAAACACTCCCAATTAGAATTGACAATGTCATTGTAGGACACATTTTAAAATCTAATCTATTAGATAAAAAATATATAGAACAAAGACATTACCTTGAAGAAACAGAAAATGGGGAAATAGTAAGCAGAGCAGTCTCAGGAAAAACCTTTATTACAGGATCATATTTAGACCCTATAGTGAACCCTCACATGAAAATAGTTGGTACTAGAGAAAAAGATAGAACAGTTTTAAAAGGATAAACTATGGCAGCAATATATTACGTAAGTGCACAAACCGGAAATGATTCAAATAATGGAACATCTGTGGGAACTTCAAAAGCAACTATCCAAGCAGGACTAGACTTAATTTCAGAAGCAGGAGATATAGTATATATTGCTCCTGGAACTTATAGAGAGATTGTAGATTTAACAAGTGCTGTAAATGGTAGTGCAAATGACCATATTAAAATCATAGGGGACCCAGACTGCGAGATTTTTACTAGTGAAGAAAAAGGAGTAATTAGATTAACTCATACTAATAGCCAAGACCTAGGAGCACAATCTAATTCAGCCACAAATATATTTTACGTAAACAAATATTATGTGGAAGTACATAACTTCCACATAGATGGAGGGGGTCATGACTTTCAAGGTACCCTTAACTCTCAAAAAATATCATATGCTTTGCGTGCCCAAGCAGAGGGCCGTGCAAACGCCTTTAATTGCATTGCCCAAAACGCAGGATGGTGTTATTATAGAATGAATACATTTAATTGTATATCTGTCGGGGGTGAGTATGGGTATTATGAAGGAAAAAAACACGTAAATTCAATTTCTATAGGTGGGTATGCTGGATTTTATAGAGGGGATTATATTATTGATTGTTTAGGTATAGGTGGAGGAATATCTAGTTTTTGGTATTGTGATGAGGTTTATAACTCTTGTGCAATAGGAGGAAATAATGGTTTTAGAGGCAGTTCAGGAGATTTAATATTAGATTCACTAGCAATAGCCACAGTATCCGGATTTAATGGAATTAGTACTACTTCGGGTGCTATAATTAGTGGAAGTCATTCTGCAGGTAGTAGATTTCCTTTTTACAGAGGAAAAGTTAGCAACTGTTCAATAGGTCCTGGCCATGCACGACTAAATACATCAACTGGTACATTCCCTAACTCATCTACATTTACTATTGGAGATAATAATGTAATACTAGGTAAATCAGTGTTATATTCATACTCTCACTTAAGGGATGTTGCAAGAGTCTTCAAACCTGATTTATTAAATGAAGGATTAAGAGGAAGAAGTGACTCGGATAATAATGCTACTCGAGAATGGAATAGTGGAAATATCCCTATGCCTTCAATAAAAATAGATACCGATATATTAGGTCACCCACGTGAAATGGGTTTAACCACAACTGAACTACACCAACAAAACTCTAAACAATCCCAAAGAGATATAGGTCCTTGGGAATTTTCTACTGTAACATATACTAGTTCATACTCCCAATCAGAGGGTGGAATCTCAATATTTGGAGAAGGACTCCATTCTTTTTCCATACCTGTAGCTTCTGGATCAGCAGTTACCGCAAGTGTTAATACTAAATGGAACTCCACCCACGACACCCAAAAACCAGGGTTGGCTTTTAGATATGAATCAGGATACCCTTCATCATCAATTATGTCAATAGATACAGGGCAACAATACTACACTGGATCTCAACTAGATATAGTTTCATCCTACTCTACAGCGGGGGTAAACACATGGCAAAACATATCAATTAGTATACCACCAAACGATAAAAACCAAATATATCAATTACAATTAAAATCAGGAAATACCGGATCTAGTAACACATCAATATTTAGTGATTTAGAAATAACATGATATTAAAAAACGGAACTGTCCATAACATAGCATCTGCTAATAATATTACATCAAATCGAGGAAAATTTATTTTTAAGAATGGTACAGTATCATCTGTATTAACCTATAAAAAAATAATATCACCCCAACAATCATCACCACAAGGGTATCCTCATTTAGTATTAAGTGTTGATTCTAGCAACATAGCTAGCATAAGTGGAGCTTCATTATCTTCTATTAGCAATATATCTGGCACAGAATAAAATACTTATAATATTTATAATAAAAATTAAATGGCTAATACTTTATCAAAAACAGGAATAACTACAGGAAATACTGTTAAAACTGGGCATGTAACACAATCTGTGGATGCCTTCACTGGTACTGAAGCATATAATATCACCATTTCAGGTTCTTTAACTTTAGGGAGTGGAACTTCAATGGCAGGTACAGCTTCTTACGCTGTTACTTCTTTATCTTCATCCCATGCCTCGTTTGCCAACACCTCTACCTCTGCATCTTATGCTAACACCTCTACCTCTGCATCTTATGCTAACACCTCTACCTCTGCATCTTATGCTATAACTGCATCGCATGCCTTAAATGGAGGAGGAGGAGGAGACACTTTCCCCTTCACAGGATCTGCAATAATCTCAGGAAGCTTAACAGTAATAGGAGATTTAAACTCCCCTTATACTTCTATAAATAATTCATCAGGTATAAATTCATCAATTGAAAGTGTTGGACATGCCGGAGGGATTATATGGGTAGATTTAGGACAAAGCGCAACCAACGACATCAGATTAAATTTAGATACTATTCCTACAATACCAACAACCTATACTTTTCTATTTTCATCCCCCACACCAGGAGCTAATGCAAATTTTAGATTGACTCAAGGTAATAATAAAGCATATGGAAATATTCTTAGTGCTGCTGGGGGACTAGGACAATTTATTTCTGCATCTGGTCAAGTCCAATCAAACAATGCAAGACCATTCCCTGATACTAAAATTGAACTAGCCAGCTATTCAGATGGTTGGAATATCCAGATATACACAGCAACAGGAAGTGATTGGGCTCTTTCTTAATTAAGTTTTAAATTCATAAAAATAAAAATATGCCAATTGTTACAGAAAAAAATAGTTTAACAAAAGAAGAATTAAATACGTTACGTTCGTTACAACAAGATTTTCAAAACATTCAATTTGAATTAGGAGAAATTGAAGTTGTTAAAATACAAATAGAGGAAAGATACGAAAGTGTTAAAAAAACTCTAAAAGAAACCCAAGTAAAAGAACAATCTTTTACAAACTCTTTAAAGGAAATTTATGGAGATATTTCATTAAATGTTGAAAATGGAGAGTTTTCTAAAATATCCCAAAATTCTTAAATATTTATAAATAAAACATATTAGATGGCCGAAACTATATTATCTCCTGGAGTAGTAACCAATGAAAATGACCAATCATTTATTACCCAACAACCCATTGAAGCAGGGGCTGCCATTATTGGTCCTACAGTAAAAGGTCCTGTTGAAAGACCTACAATTGTAACAACTTATTCTGAATATGTAAACACATTTGGTACTTCACTTATTAGTGGAAGCCAAGACTACACATACTTTACTTCAATTTCAGCATATAACTATTTTAATAACGGTGGGACTTCATTGTTAGTAAATCGTGTTACAAGTGGCTCTTTCACACCTGCTACTAGTTCATTTATTTCTGGTAGTGACGGAACCTTAGGAACAATATTTAACCTTGAAACTATATCTGAAGGAATCATTATGAATAGTGATTCTACTGAAAATGCAGATGGGTCTATACCTTCTGGATCTTTAGATAATGTAAGATGGCAGATTGTTTCCCCAAATACATCTTCTGGTACTTTTACTTTATTAATCCGAAGAGGAGATGATGACAGAATTTCACCTGTAGTATTAGAAACATGGGATAATTTATCACTTGACCCAACTGAACCTAACTATATTGAAAAAATCATAGGTAACCAAACTACTACAATAGCTACGGACGGCTCAGACACTTATATCCAATCTTCAGGCACTCACCAAAACCAATCCAGATACGTTAGAGTTAGTCAAGTAAATAAAAGAACACCTTATTATTTAGATAATTCTGGAGACCCAGTAACAGCATATACCTCATCAATTCCAATAGCATCAAGTGGTTCTTTTGGAAGTGCTATAGGATCAAACATTTCTACAACTGAAGGAAAATATTATGATGCTATAACTGATACTAACACACAAGGGTTAGTAGCTTCTGATTATACTCAAACCATAAACCTTCTCACTAATAAAGATGAATATCAATTTAAGTATATTTCAACACCTGGATTAGTTAGAGACTTTGCTTCTCATGCCTCAGTAGTAAATTCATTAATTACAAAATGTCAAGAAAGAGGTGACACAATGGCTATAGTTGATATGTTAGATTACAATGCTAATATATCTGAAGTAGTAAGTGAAGCATCTACTGTAAACAGTTCATATGCTGCTACTTACTGGCCTTGGCTACAAACACTCGACCCTAACACAGGACAACAAGTTTGGGTACCTGCTTCAACAATGATGCCAAGCATCTATGCCTTTACAGATTCAATCTCTGAACCATGGGTTGCACCCGCAGGTATTAATCGTGGAACATTATCTACAGTAATTAAAGCAGAAAGATTTTTAACACAAGGAAATAGAGATACTTTATATGAAGCTAATATAAACCCAATTGCTACATTCCCTAATTCAGGAGTAACAGTATTTGGGCAAAAAACACTTCAGAAAAAGAAAAGTGCTTTAGATAGAGTAAACGTACGTCGTTTATTAATTGAGTTAAAATCAACAATAAAACAAATTGCAGATGCTTTAGTATTTGAACAAAATACTGTAGCAACACGTAATGATTTTGTATCTCAAGTAAACCCATACCTTTCCTCAGTACAACAAAGACAAGGTCTATACACATACAGAGTAGTAATGGACGAAACAAATAATACCCCAACAGTAATTGATAATAACCAACTTGTTGGCGCTATTTATCTCCAACCTGTAAAAACTGTTGAGTTTATAGTACTAGATTTCAATGTTACCCAAACAGGAGTAACTTTTGAATAAAAATATAATATTTATAATAAAACAAATTACTAATATAAAATGGCAAACTTTTCAGCATCACCAGGAGTGTCTCTTAATGAAATCGATAACACATTTATTTCACCAATCCCTGTTAAAGTAGGAGCAGCAATAGTAGGACCAACTGTTAAAGGACCTGTAGAAATTCCAATAGTAGTAACCTCATATTCAGACTATAAAAATAGATTTGGTGGTTCACTTATAAGTGGAAGTGATACTTATTCTTATTTAACATCAATTGCAGCATATAACTACTTCAATAATGGAGGAGAAACATTATTAGTAGCTAGAGCAGCATCAGGTTCATTTACCGCTGCTACTTCAACTACAATCCCCAACTCTATCTCAGCAACATCTTCTTCATTTGCCTTAGAAACTATTTCTGAAGGAATTATCATGAACAGCTCAGGAACATTAAGTGCTGATGGTTCATTAGCTGGAGGTACAGATGATAATGTTAGATGGGAAATTACAAACTCAAACACAGGATCAGGTACATTTAATGTATTAGTTCGTCAAGGTAATGATAGAACAAATAAAAAAGTTGTTCTTGAATCATTTACAAACGTAAATTTAGATCCAAATTCCCCTCGATATATTGCAAGTGTAATTGGTGATCAAGTAGTTTCTTACAACTCAACCGAAAATCAAATAGATATTACTGCTGGTTCATTTCCTAATAATTCAAGATATGTACGAGTTAAAAATATAACTCCTACCCCAAATTATTTAGACAACTCTGGAACAGCTGTTACAGCTTATACAGCCTCTATCCCAGTAAACGGATCAGGTTCATTTAGTGGAGCAACAGGTGATGTTGCACCAGGAGCTAATTTCTATGAAAATATAAATTCCACAAACACCCAAGGATTAGTTTCAGATAACTACACTAATATGATTAATCTCCTTTCAAACAAAGATGATTATTCATTCAACGTATTATTAACACCTGGATTAGTAAATTCAGCTGCTACACATACAAGTGTAATTAGCTCAGCTATAACAAACACACAACTACGTGGAGACAGCATTTATGTAGTTGATATGGTAGGATACGATGGAACGTTAGCTGAAGCAGTTACACAAGCACAAACACGAGATAACTCATACGCTGCTACTTACTGGCCTTGGCTACAAATTCAAGACCCAGAAACAGCAAAACGTGTATGGGTTCCTGCCTCAACAATGATTGGAGGAGTTTATGCTCACACAGATAAATCATTTGCACCTTGGTTTGCACCAGCAGGTATTAACAGAGGAGGTTTAGGATCTGTAATTAGAGCTAAAAATAAACTATCTCAAGCAAATAGAGATGAACTATATTCTAACAATGTTAACCCAATTGCAACATTCCCAAGAAAAGGAATTGTAGTATTTGGACAAAAAACACTACAAAAAGCAGCATCAGCTCTTGATAGAGTAAATGTTAGAAGATTGTTAATTGAATTAAAAACATTCATTGGACAAACAGCAGATAATTTAGTGTTTGAACAAAACACAATTACAACTAGAAATTCATTTTTAGCACAAGTAAATCCTTATTTAGAGAGTATTAAACAAAAACAAGGATTATATGCTTTTAAAGTAGTTATGGATGATACTTTAAATACACCGGATGTTATTGATAGAAATCAATTAATCGGTCAAATTTACATCCAACCAACTAGAACAGCAGAATTTATTAACCTAGATTTTATTTTACAACCAACAGGAGCTGAGTTTTCTGCTTAAAAACCTAAATAGTTAATATTTATAATTAGAACATTAATAACAACAATATAAAATGGCAGTATTAGATCCAAACGAAATATTTTACACAGCTTTTGAACCAAAACAAACTAACAGGTTCATCTTATACATTGATGGTATCCCATCATATTTGGTGAAAGGAATGGGAGCAGTCTCAGTATCACAAGGTAGTGTAGCGTTAAACCACATCAACGTTCAAAGATACGTAAAAGGTAAGACAAAGTGGGACCCAATCTCATTCACATTATTCGACCCTATTACACCTTCAGGTGCACAGTCAGTAATGGAGTGGGTACGTTTACATCATGAATCAGTAACAGGTAGAGATGGTTACTCTGATTTTTATAAAAAAGATTTAACATTCAATGTTGTAGGACCTGTTGGAGACATCGTTTCTGAATGGATTGTTAAAGGGGCTATGATTACAACAGCTACATTCGGAGAATACAATTGGGATGATGATGGTACTGCTGTAAACATTTCAATGACAGTACAACCAGATTACTGCGTACTTAACTACTAAAAGAAAAAACATAAAAAGTAAAGAAAAGCTTGCCCTAACAGGGTGAGCTTTTTATATTCCATTATTACAAGAGGAGTTCTTTGATATAATATAAATAAAACTATGGAAACACTATCTTTTACTTTAGGTGTGCTTGCAGTGATTGATCTTTTGATCGTTGTAGGTACGTTTTTGGTCTTAAAGGCTTTGAACATCACCCGCAAACAAGCGGAAAACACTCAACGAGAGCTAGATGCTAACGTTAGAGAGTTACATTATGAGCTAGAACGCTCTCGAAATGATTTACATGATCATATTAACCGTGTTGAAGAACAAGTTGTTCGACACACCGACTCTCGAGTCGATAAACTAGAATCTAAAGTGTACAAAGATTTTGATCTTTTTAGTACACAAGGTAAAAATTATTAATTAATCCATCAAAGACTCCTCTTTGTAATATTTATATATAACAATATAGTTACAATTAAATAAAAATTATGAGCGAATTTAAATTACCTACTGAAGTCATTGAACTTCCATCTAAAGGTTTACTTTACCCTGAAGGATCCGAATTAGCAAAAGGTACACTTGAAATGAAATATATGACAGCTAAGGAAGAAGACATCCTTACAAACCAATCATATATCCAGAAAGGAACTGTACTTGATAGATTAATGAAAGCCCTTATTATATCTAAAATCAGCTATGATGATCTATTAATTGGAGACAAAAACGCAGTTATGGTGGCTGCCCGTATTTTAGGATATGGTAAAGACTATTCATTCTCAATTTTAGGTGAAGACCACACAGTAGATTTATCTACACTTGAAAGTAAAACACTTAATGATGAGCTATTTAAGGACGGTAAAAACAACTTTGAATTTACTCTACCCCACTCTGGCAATAAAATTACGTTCAAGCTTTTAACACACAAGGACGAGCAGAGTATTAACAGAGAATTAGAGGGACTTAAAAAGATCAACAAAGATAATTCCCCTGAACTCACTACTCGGCTCAAATATCTTATTACTTCAGTTGAAGGAAAAACAGAAATTAAAGATATCCGAGAATTTATCGATAACTATCTGCTAGCCAGGGACTCAAGAGCCTTAAGAGAATATATTAAAGAAATTCAACCAGATGTTGACCTAACTTTTTTTCCCGATGGAGAGTCAACTAGAGTCAATATCCCAGTTGGGGTTAGCTTTTTTTGGCCTGACGCTTGATAACGTTCCCCAAGCTAGAGCAGCAATTTTTACCCAAATACATGAAATAGTCTTCCACGGAAAAGGTGGATATAGTTGGCATGATGTTTACAACATGCCAATTTGGCTTCGTCGTTTTACTTTTAATAAAATTAATGAATTCTACAATAAAGAAAATGAAGAATATGAGAATTCAAAATCAGGTGGTAAAGGTGTTAAAAACCTAGTAACCCCCTCTGGTAAAGTAAACACCCCCGAATTCCTAAAAACTAGCAAGCAATATAAAAAACCATCAAGTTATAAATAGATTATATTTTTAAATATTTATAACAAAATGCCTATAAATGGGAAAACTTAATGATAGTTTAGAAAATGCTAAAAAACAGGTTGCTAAATTAGTTAAAGATTTAGAAAAAATAACTAAAAAACCTGCTGCTACCTTTGACATTAATAATTTAAAACAAGCTAATGCTGCTATTTCTACCTTAGAATCAGCAATAGATGCGGCTGTTACAAAAGCATATGACTTAGAAGTAGGATTTGGTGGAATTGCATCAGCTATAGGTGCGTCCCTAGCTGAAATGGACAAATCAAATAATGCTACTAATAGAACTGTTAAAGCTATGAGGGGCATAAAAAGCATCACTCAGGATTTAGCAAACGATCAAGCAGGATTAGTACAATTATCTTTAAAAGAGTTACAAAATAAAGAAAATAAGTTAAAAACCTTATCTAAAGAAGCAAAACAACAAGCTAGTGTTTTACGTGAAAAATATGGTCTCAATAAAAAGGGAGAAAAATTAAATTCCTCTCAACTAAAGGTTAGATTAGCATCTTTAAAGTTAAGTGAGGATGAAAAGAGTAAAATTACCGAAATTCTTGCAGCCGAGAAAGAAGGATTACCCGTATTAGATGAGGCTCTTAATAAAACCAAAAAAAGAATAGAATATGAAAAAGACATTAACAAAAAGTTAGGGATTACTGGGGGTTTATTAAAGGGTATATCAAAAATCCCTATTTTAGGTGATGTTTTTGATGCTAATGAAGCAGTTAGCGAAATGGATAAACATCTTCGTGCAGGAGGTTCATCAGTAGGAGCTTTAGGAGTAGGTTTTGCAAATATAGGAAAACAAATATCTGTAGGTATACTAAACCCCGCCAATCTTGTTTTAACAGCTTTTACATTTTTTATAAAAGCTTTAGTACAAGGAGATAAACAAGTTGGAGAAATGGCGAAAAGTCTAAACCTAACTTATCAAGAAGCTAATAAAGTCAGAGGAGAATTAACCCAAATGGCTCAACAATCAGAATATACAGCTGTTACTACCTCAAGAATGGCTGAATCTCTATCAACTATTAATTCCACTTTTGGTACTACAGCTGAAATATCTAGAGAAAATTTAGATACCTTCTCACTTTTGAGAGATACGGCTGGAATGACAAATGAAGAAATTATATCTTTATATGGTTTTTCAAAATTAACAGGTAAAGAATTAAAAGATAGTGCAGAAAGTTTCCAAGCCTCAGCAAAAGCAGCAGCATTCCAAGCTAACGTAGCAATTAACACTAAAAAGTTAATGGCTGATATTTCAAAAACCTCTAAAAGATTTCAATTGTCTATTGAGGGTGGAGAAGCAGGTTTAGCTAAAGCTATGGTAAATGCCAAGCTTTTAGGAGTAGAAATGAGTACTGTAGAAAATATAGCAGACTCATTATTAGATTTTGAATCCTCAATAGAAGCAGAACTTTCTGCAGAGTTACTTTTAGGTAAGAATATTAATTTAGAAAAAGCAAGACAAGCAGCCTTATCTAATGATTTAGCAACATTAGCAAGTGAAATAAGTAGAGAAGCTGGTTCTGCTGCTGAATTCAATTTGATGAATCGTATCCAACAAGAGGCCATAGCTAAAGCCGTTGGTATGACTGCTAGTGGGTTATCGGATGCTTTATTTGAACAAGAAGCACTTGCAGACCTTGGGAGACAGTTAGATGATGATGAAAAAAGAGCTTTTGAAACACTTAAAGAAAAATATGGAGTTGAGGAAGCAACCAAAAGAATGAAAGAGGGTCAATTAGAATCTCTAGTAGCACAACAATCAACAGCCGAAAAATTTCATGACATTATGTTACAGGTTCAAGAAATATTTGTAGGTATGACCGAACCTGTTTTAGGTTTAGTTAATGGTATTGCAGATATGGTAGGGGGTGCTGAAAATTTATCAAGTATTCTAAAAGTTATAGCAGGGGTTTATATAGCTATTCGGGGAGCTCAAGCTATATCTTTATTATTAACTAAAAAAAAGCAAACTGAAGAAATTAAGATTTTAGGAATAAAAGTTGGCCAAGCCGCAGCAGCATCAATAATTAACCCAGTAGCGGCCCTTGCCGGAATATTATTAGCAGCAACCGTTGGAAGTCTTATATACTCTGCAGCGAAAGGTAACGACATCATGTCCCCAGGTGGAAGCTCCTCAGGCTATGGCAACCGCACCCTATTTGGACCAGAAGGAGCTATTCAATTAAACAATAAAGATACTGTAATAGCAGGAACAAATTTATTTGGAAATGATGTTAAATCAGAACCAGGTAAAGCTACAGAAATGGTTGGAAAAGGGGAAATTAAAGTTAAATCTGATGGAGGTGGAAAAGTAGATCTAACCCAAACTAACGCTCTTCTACAACGGCTTATTGATACTAACTTACAAGTCATTAAAGTAATCCAAACCGAAGGATCCGTATTATTAGACGGACAAAAAGTAGGTGAAGCACTTAAATTAGGTGCTTATATAATAAATTAGGTGCTTATAATATTGGATAATACATCATTAGTGTTAAAGAAGAATTAAAACACAATAAACTTCAATATTTATAATAAAACAATAATAACAATAATTATGGGAATATTAGATAAATTAAACACAGACGGTTCAAGCCTAAGTTCATTTGATGGTGTAACTCCACCAACAATGCCTAGCGCTAGCCCTCTATCAAACGTTCATGACGAATATTCAATTAATGGAACCCCTACAATACCAGGATACCCAGCACCCTCAAATTTAGATTTAGACGGAGTAACTCCAGCAAAGTATTTAGACACACCACCTGAATAGAAGATATAGATGGGTCTTTTAATAAAATTAGAGAATGGGGATACTTCCCTTAAATCTCTTAAGTTTGGTAAAGATAGAATTGGTGGGGGAGATAGTGGACAACCATATATCCAAACCCCTATTGATGGAGAATCTGGAATATCAACTTCAGGGAATACTGACTTTCTGCTAAGAGGAGGAGTACAAGCTCCTTCACGAGCGGTTGATGATGTTGCTAGATTAACCAAATATATGTTTAGTAAAAAATCACCTAGTGGTTTATTATTTATAGCTAAACAAAACCTTTTATCAAGAGTATCTCCAAAAACAGAAGCATCTAAAGGTATTGGATATGCTGGAGGTAGTTTAAATGCAGGGGTATATACTCCTCTATCTACATTAGCACAAGCAGGTGTAGGATATTTAGGAAGTCATTTAAATAAACAAGGTCTTAACCCGTTTGATGGATCTCCTCTTTCTATAAATAAGTATGAGGATGTAGCTAAAGAAAATAATGAATTAGATGTTAACACCTTCCCTAAAGAAAAAATAACAACTACTTTCACCCAAGACCCATTTCCTGTTACATCTAAAACAGGAACAACCCCTTCTCTATCCATTTCAGAACAGACATCAATTATAGGAGGATTTAGTAACAGATTATTAGATATTTGGTATAATAAACAGTTTAAATTTAGTAACTCTAATAATGTTGAGATTTATGGAGGTGGACCTGGCTCTATTTTAGGAATAGGTAAAACTAGAATTAGATTTACAGACCAAAGAACAGGTAACCAAAATGCAGATTTAAGAAAAAGTAAGTTCTTTGATACATTAGAATCTTCCGGATACTATGATTATGGGGTATTTAATAGACCTAAACCTAAATTTCAAGGAGCATCTATATTTAATGGTAAAACTGTAAGCTCTAAATATGAGGCTATTACAGGAGATAACCTTTTAGAAAATTATTCAACCATAAATGAATCTGATGAATTACAAAATTTCCTCATCTCATCAACCAAATCAGGTAGTTTATATGTTGAGTCTGAAGAAAGTAAAAAACTAAGAGAACGAGGAAGAAAAAAGTCCACTAACACATTATTTAGTGACGATCAAAAAATTGCTGCCCCTAACGACCAACCAACATATCTAGTTAGTTTAAATTCTAAATACCCAGATCCAGGTAGCGATTTAAGTGATGCTTTTGCAATAGAAACAAGATTAGCTTTAGGAGACCCTGGAAGAGTAAAAGGATCATACTCAACCACATCCTCTATAAAAGCAGATATACTAGATAAAATAAATGCTTCCCCTATATACACCAGTGACTCAGGATCAAATGGAAGAAATTCAAAAGATTACAATGATATAGTATCATTTCGTATTGGAATTATTGACCCAAAAAAACCATCCGACACTCACTATATGAACTTTAGAGCCTACATAGATAGCTTCTCTGATTCATACAATGCTTCATGGAAAGGACAAAAATATATGGGTAGAGCTGAGGAATTTTACAAATATGATGGGTTTGGAAGAGATATTTCTTTGGCATTTACTGTTGTAGCTCATTCTCAAGGAGAAATGCATGGAATGTATCAAAAATTAAATTTCCTTGCCTCCTCACTTGCCCCTACATATACTACAGCTGGTTATATGGCAGGAAATTTAGCAAAATTAACATTAGGAGATTATATCCATGAACAACCTGGATTTATATCTAGTATTACCTATGATATTCCTCAAGAATCTTCTTGGGAAATCTCATTAACACCCGAAGGACAAATCTCAGGAACTCAAACCGAAAGAAATGCAGGAAATCCCGATGAATTACCATTTATGATTAAAGTCACAGGATTTAAATTCACTCCAATCCACACATTTAGACCAGAAACCCAAACAGACAAACTTACAGATCCAAACAGATTTATAACAAACAACTTACCTTTCACCAGAAATTGGCATAGTAAATTAGAACCTCAACCTAAAAAATGAAAAGATATCAAAATATAGGAAGATTTGCTTCAAGAACATCCCCAACCCCACAAAGGTATGCAACCACCAAATACCCTGAGATATCTAGATCTTTTGAGGATATATATGTTTATACGGCTATGGGAGATAGATATGATATTTTAGCACTTTCATATTATGGTGACTCTACTTTATGGTGGATTATATCTAGTGCGAATCCTGAATATGGAAAAGATTCATTAATACCACCACGTGGTATTCAATTAAGAATTCCTGCCCCAAGTCGAACTGCTGAAATTATAGCTCAATTTGATTCTATTAATATTTAAAAAATAAAAAGTTATGGCTAATAATAATATTATTGGAGAAGAATTTGAAGAATACGTTCAAAAACAAATAAACGTTAGACAAATAAAACATGGCTCGGGCACCCCTTTAAATCCACGCTCTATTGAAGATTTAAGCTATCTTAACTCAAAAACAGCTTGGGTAAAGTTAGCTTCAGGTGTAAGTATTTCGGAAGAAAGACTTAAAAAAGAGGGAATGGATGCTTCATTTCAAGGAATGGATTTAGCCAAAAAAAGAGTCCTATTTGGGGGTGTTGCTAGTCTAGAAGGAGATAAATTAATCCAACGAGGAACAAACAAAAACGGTATCCTAAATATCACCGACCCTAACTCAGGTACTTACAACGTTAACCAAAAAAACGAGACAGATGACCTAGAATTTGGTTTAGTCCCTATGCCAGGCATAACTAGTGTTGATATTAAAAATAAAAACAGGGGATCTATAAAAGAAGCGACTGTTAAACTTACAGCTTATACTAGAGAACAATTTGATTTTATTGATCTTTTATACATGAGGTTAGGATATACTGTTTTTCTTGAGTGGGGCTGGAGTATATATTTTGATAACAACGAAGATTATCAAAAAATGGATTTTACTCTTATAGACGACCCAAATGGTTTTTTCAATCCAGGTTGGGGTCAAAGTGAAGAAGATGGTTCTAACCTAAAAACCTTTAGTGGTTTTTTAGATAAAATAACAAAACATAGAGAAAAAACCCAAGGAAACGCAGATGGATTACTTGCCAAAGTAAGAAACTTTGATTGGACTATCTCCTCAGATGGAACATATGACATTACTTTATCTTTAATTAGTATTGGTGATGTTATTGAATCTCTAAAAACGAATATCCCCCCAACAAAAGAATTACTTGATTTTTTAAAAACAAAGGCCAGTTCTGGGGAAAATAGGGAAGGGCTTGGAAACCTCATCCCTACAAACAATGCTCTACTAACATATCTCTCCAGCTTTATTGTCTCAGACTCAATATCGGAAACTGGTTGGTCGAGTGGGTTTGAACCCTTTGATAATACTAAATCCCTAAATAGTACTGGAAGGTTTGTAAAACTTGATGGACTTTCTAAAATGAGAGTAAATGAACGTAAAGTAGTTAATATAACCCAAAATGGGAGAGAACTAATAAAACAAAACTATGAAGAAATGTATGAACAATACAAAGAACATATTAATAGTGGAGATGTTAGTTTTACGGTCCAAGCAGGAAACACCTTCGATGAAACCTATACTCCAATTATTACAAAAAACAAACCTACTCTTTCAGAATCAGAAATCACCACCTTAAACGATAATACGAACAGATTATACCTTCGAGTAAAGGGTGCCATCACATCAACCTCCACACCAACCCCAAATACTCCACAAGATTTATCTAGTTCTGGACCTAAAGAGGTTTTTGTAATGAATTATGTAGATGAAGAGGGGGCTGGAGGATTTTCAGTTAGTTCATATTATATGAGGTTGGGGCATCTATTACAATATATAGATAACAACTTAATCCCCGTAGAAAAAAATACCGATGAAAAGATCATAAAAATAAACACAGATCAATTTTCTTCAAACCGTATGTATAAGTTTCCATTCCAACATTCCCATGATCCAAGGGTATGTTTAATAAACTCAACATACCCTATAGGTTTGGATAAATCCACCACCCCAAACACCGTTGAATATCAAAAGGCCCTACCACAACTTCCTCCTTGGTCAGCTTCAACCTCACTTCCTTATAGTATAGAAGAGGACTATGCTTACTTGATGAACATTTACATTAATTTTTCCCAAATTGTATCTAGTGTAAATGATAATTTAGATGAAGAAGGAAATTTATCTTTATTTGATTTATTATCTTCTTTGTGTACAGCTATAAATAAAGCATTAGGTGGGGTAAATAATCTAGAACCTGTCATCGACGAAGAAACTAACACTATTAGAATAATTGATGGAAGCTACACCCGCGCTATACCCCCTACTACTGACTATTCTTTAGAATTATATGGATATAACAATACAGCCAACACTTCTAACTTTGTTAGGAACTTTTCCATTAAATCTACAGTAAGTAAAGAATATGCCTCAATGATATCAATTGGAGCTACAGCTGCGGGATATACTAAAGGTATGGAAGCAACTATGTTTTCTAAATGGAATACTGGAATTACAGATAGATTTAAAGAAGAATACGTGCCAAATAATGGGGTAACCCCTCCTATAGGCAGTGCTAATGAAGCTGTTAGAAATTATATAACTGAGGTACTATTGAAAGACCTTTCACGTAATGAAAAAGATGGTGGAGGATTTTTTCTAGATAGTGGACTTATATCTACTCAAGTAAGCACAGCTACAGAATTTTATAAATATTGCCAATCACAATTCAAAGCTAAAAACCCTAAATATGGATCACCAACCATAGGGTTTATTCCTATAAGTTTAAATTTATCTATGGATGGGATATCTGGAATGAAGATATACAATGTTGTAAGAGCAAATACAAGATTTTTACCTAAAAATTATACTGACTCTCTACGTTTTATAACAAAATCCGTAAACCATAAATTAAGTAATAATGATTGGGAAACCTCTATTGACACTGTAGTAATTCCTGAAAACTACGATAAAGAAGGGGATAAATTAATTTTACCTTATGC